CTACGATGAGTTTAGCAACACTTGGAATCAGGCACCTCTAACTGATGCATTTGCAACTACACCTTATCACACTAAGGGTGATGCATATTGGAAGGATGACTGGAGAAACTTCCACGTTAAAGCATCTAACGACGCATTCATTCAAAACGTTTCTATCTTCGCTGTTGGTTTTGCAGATCACTTCTTGATGGAGTCGGGTGGTGACATGTCGATCACCAACTCTAACTCCAACTTTGGTAATACCTCACTACATGCTATTGGTTATAAAGGATATTCATTCTCTCAAGATCAGGGTGGATATATTTCACACATTGTCCCACCAAAGAAAGTTACAACTTCTACCAAGAAGTATCAATACTTTACTTTTGACCAAACTAAGATTAGAGGCACTAGCTCATTAGATACTACTGGCACAACTAATATTGTTAGATTGTATCTTGCCAATGATGAGTCTGAAGATCCGTTGCAGAAACCAGCGACCACAGTTAATGGTTATAGACTTGCTGGTGCTGCACATGAAAAAATCTATGTTAAGTTAGATCCAGCAACTGGATTTACTGGGTCTATTCGTTCTGCTGAATTATCTCCATCTGGATATAGAAAGTATGATGTTGCGTTGTCAATCTTAAGTCCAGATGTAGTTACTGGTGTATCTAACAATGACCAAGATGCTGCAAATTTAATTGACCTCAATAGAGATTTTATTGCTGCGGAAACATATGGGTATATTACACGCAAATTCCCATATCTATTAACTAGAAATATTACTATTGGCAAGTGCCGTCGTGACGTTGGATATATTTTAGAAGCTGTTTCAAACGATCTTCGTGTTGGTGGTAACGTCAATAGCGTGCAAGCAGCACAGGCATATTACGTTGGTAATGACTTAGATTACATCGAAACTGAAAGAGAAGAGACTCTAGATGCATTTAACTATGCTAGAAGTCTTGCTGTTGCAGCAATGCGTAACTGGGAATTCCGCATTCAAAATTGCTCAACATTTATCAATAATAGTGTTGTAACAGTTCCTTCTGCAATTACAACGATTGGTATTGTAGAAGGAATGGAAGTTACTGCAACTCCCGCTTCTGGTCAATCAAATCCAATTCCTGCAGGAACTTATGTAAGCGAGATTATTAGCACAACTCAGTTTAGATTGGGTAACAGAAATGATACAGATTCTGTAAATGCTACCGCAACTATTACTGCAACTGGTCCTGCTGCTGGTGGTATTACTCTAAACTTTGAATTAAATCAAGGCAAGTTTGCTTCCTCTTCTGGAAGAGCATTTGATGCTGCTACATTAATTCAACTAAACAAAGATTTTATTGCTGAAGAAGCACTAATCCTTGCTAAGCAGTGGAGTCCTTCTACTATTGTTCCAGATGATGCTAAGTGTAAGCGTGATATTGGTTACATCTTAGATGGTCTTTCTAATGACTTGAAGACCGCTGGTAACTCTGGAATTGTTACCGCTTCCGAAGCTTATGTTGGAGCTCCTTCTCGTTATTTTGATGCTAAGAATCTAATTCTTTCTAATAGAAGAGAAATTATTGATAAAGCAGCAGCACAACTTGCTATTGATTATCCTGATTTCTACTATGGTGGTAGTGGATTTACTAATGGTGGAGATGACCAAACTAATGTATTCTCAAGATATAAGGATTCGTATCGTTTAATTCAACAAAATAGACAGGAAATCATTGACAATGCTTACAACACGATGGCAGCTGCTGGATTGCCAAATCCACAACCAACAGACCTAGAGAGCAAGTGTAAGCGCGATATCGGTTTCTTCCTTGATGCTGTTTCCACTGATTTAACAACTCTTGGTAACTCATATTCTATCGATTTCATCAAACAGTATTTTGTTGATGGAAAAGTTAATGGTAAGATTTTAACATTCACAAATACAGCAGGAACAACTCTTTCAACAAAACAGAATAGGACATATAGTGGAGTTGCAACAACAACTACTGGGTCTGGTATTGGTGCTACATTTACTGTAACAAGAAATGCTGCTGGTGCTATTGGTAGTGTTACTGTTTTAAATGGTGGTTACAAGTATGCTGCTGGAGACACTGTTAGAATTCTCGGATCTTCTATCGGTGGTGTAAACACTGCAGATGATATTGTAATTACTGTTTCTACAGTTGAGCAGGCATGGATTACTGGTGGACTTCAGGGAGAAGAAACACAGTCAATCACGGCATACTCAGCAGCGATTGCTGAGATGAAGAAGGCAATCACAAACCAGCTGACGATTAAAGATTTAACTTTAACTGGAGATCCTCTACCTGGAAGTGCTCAGTCTGGTGTTAGTGATTTTGGCACTCCTGGAGTAACTACAAATAATACCGATACTCAGTCTTGCACAAATGTGCAGCAAACTCTTGATACTCTTGCCGAAATTATCTTTGCAAGAATTCGTCAAGGTGACCTTGTAACTGCTACAACTCTCAACCCAGCACTACCAGAAGAAAATTATGGCAGTGCTCCTGAATTCCAAGCTAAGTGTAAGCGTGATATTGGTTATATTGTTGATGCTATTGCTGAAGACCTTGCTCTTGGTGGAAACTATAATATTATTACAGCAACTAATTTCTACTTCGATAGCACTGGCAATACACTTATTAACAATGGTCTTGCTGGAGAGATACCACAGTCCATTACAGCATTTACTGCAGCAAGAGACCTCTGCTTCAAGGCAGTAACTAACCAACTCAATGTAAGAGACTTTGATATTTCTGAAGGTCCAGCAGAAATTGGTGTTACTGGTCCCGATATCCCAAATAATAATCCAAATGCTTGTTTAGATGTAAGAAATACTATCGATAGTTTGTTTGGTATTCTCATCAATAAACTTAATAATAGTGCGTTTGCTTTACCTGCAGTAAACTATAACGCTGGGGCCTCTTCGCTTGCTGGTGAATTGAATATCAGTGTATATGCATTCAAGAAAGTTAGAGACCTAGCAATTCTTGCAATGCGTAATTGGAGGACTGGAGATGGACAAGATACGGATCCATTGTATGTTAAAGCTTCTAGCAATCCTCTTGATTTACAAATAGATGCAAGTATTGACACAACCACTGCGGGTGTGCCACGTTGCGCCGATGTAGCATATACTATTGCTACAGAATTTGATATTTTAATTAGTGCCCTAGAAAATACTGCTCCACTACCTCCAAAAACTTTTGGCACTGGTGAGTATGTAGAAAGAACAAAACCCGAAAGAGATGATAGTATCATTGTTGATACCAGTGCTAATAAATGTGCTGGCACAAAAGATGCTATTATTGAGAAGATGCGTGTTATTTCTAGCATCATTCAAAATGGTGTGGACGCAGAACCTCTAGTTTCTCAATTAGTAAACACAGCGTCATTTGCTCAAAGAGCAACACTCTTTAGAGTTTCGGGAGCAAATCCACACAATCTAGAAACTGGCACCCCAGTAAGATTAGTTCCAGTTGTTAGAAAAGACCCATCTACAGGTCTCCCTGTAAATGTCGATAAGCGTGCTATTAGACTACCAAAAGGATTTGATACTAATACTAAGTATTATGTTATTGCTCCTGGCAAAATTACATCTCCATATGATTATTCTGCAGGTGGAGCTACAGCACAATTTGGTGATTCTCAGACATTCATGCTCGCAACTAGTATCGAGAATGCTACTGCTGGTAACTACATCTACTCATCTGAGACAAATTCTATCGATCCAGATATTCAAATTGAAGTCCATCAATATCTAACTGATGTTAATTATGACTTACATCGCTATAGTTGTTCTCTAGTAAGTTCTAGAGTATTTGAAACAACAACAAATCACGTCTTTGATACTGCTATTAATGGAGTCCAAGTTCAGCAAGTATTCTTCTATCCTTTAGAAGAAAATCTAGTTAATGGAGAACCAATTGGTGCAGCACTAGACACTCTGCCATCAAAGAGCTCTGGGTCTAGATTAGAAATCACTAGATTCTATTATGTTGGTCGTCCTGCTACTTATACTAAGAATAATCAATTCTCTCTATATCTGACTGTCCAAGATGCCATCAATAAGCAAAATGCAGTCCAATTTAATTATCCTAGTGGTGGCACATTCCATGTGTTTGCAAACAAGAAGAGAAGTCCATTAGGTTATGACCCTGCTGCCCCAGGATGGTTCTTAAAATCACTAGAGACTAATAACGAAATCTTCCAAAGAATTACTTTGGCTGATGCATCGAAGGGAAGTCTCTATGTAAATAAACCACCCCGCACTCCAGATTCATTCTTCTATAGAGCTGATGATACTAGAGAAAAGGAAGATAAAGTATACAAATTCCGTTATGTTATTCCTAACTACCGTGATGATGTTAGAGAACCTCTCAACGGATTTGCAATCAAGATTAGAACTGATGAAAAGAGAAAACTAGTACCACAAAGATTACTTCTCAAACCAGTATCTTCTGGCGACCAAAAAGATGCTACTTTCTTTGAAGAAGGTCCATCACCAAAAGAACGTTTAGGTGTAAGTGCTACCCTAACAGAATATGATCCATACAACCCAATTTATGCTAAGCGTATTGCTGGCACAAATACAGAATCTAACATATCCTTTACTATTCAATCTGCCAAGATAAGAGAAGACGGTTATCTTGAGATGACTGTGTTTGATCATGGACTAGATGTTGAATCACTTAAGGCTGAGAGATTTGTTACCGTTAAAGTTGGTCAACCTCAGGGTGGAAATGGTGATTTTGTTGTCAACGAAAAAGTTACATGGTATGGAGAATATGAAGGAAGCGCAACAGTTCATGCTTGGTTTGGAACAGAAGCGGTTGAAGGTGGACTAGAAGAATTTAATTATCTTATTCTTAAAGGTGTTGAGGGTGAATTAGACTTCGACGAAAAAACGCAAACATTCTTCCGTCAGTCTATTTCTGGTCAGGCAGACGTTACTGCAGAATTACTTTCTAGACCAAACTTTGGCAAAGAAGATAAGAAAGAATATCTTTATGCTGTAGAGGCATCTAATGTTTATACAGTAACTCCTGGCGACGTTATCACAGATGATGCTGCTAGACAATATAGAGTTGTTAGTGTAGAAGATGTTTCTGATATTACTCAAACGTATTATATTTTTGATATTGAGGAAATTCAAAGACGTATTCCAAGACAGCAAGATGGTATCTATTATCTAACTTGTGTCCGTGGTGATATTTCCCCATATCCAACTGGGTCTGGAGTTGGCGAAAACTTTAGAAACTTTAAGTTTAGTCAACCAGTATCTAGAATTTATCCATTATCATATAAGAATGATGCACTTCTATTCCAATATGATGGAAGTGATGACCAGGGGGGAAGCAAAGATTCTTCTATTGTAGACCCACCAGCAGCAATTTGTGCCGCTGATAACTATATTCATGGATTAGTTACTATTAATGATGCAAAGCATTCGTTAACTAAAGAAACTGTCATAGATTTTGTGCAAAATCCTGGATCTGGACAGTATGAATTTACAGGTACAAATTCAATTAAGGCTCAATCTGGTTCTGCTTCATCTGGTGCTGAGGAAAGACTAATTCCTATTGCAGGTGATTCTCAATTCCCACTAGAGCAAAAACTCTATGTAGAATTACGTAGACCATCTATTGCTCGTGCTGGTAACCACACGTTTGAATACTTAGGTTTCGGTCCTGGTAACTACTCAACTGGTTTCCCTGCAAGACAAACTGTTATTCTAAGTGCTGTAGAAGACTTCTATGCACAGTCTAAGAAACAGGATGCTGGTATTGTCTTCTACACTGGTATTAACTCAAACGGTGAATTGTATATCGGTAATCGCAAGATTAATGCTATCACTGGCGAGGAAGAATTCTTAGATGCAATTATTCTAGAAGAAGATGATGGTGAAGATGGTGATTTTGGTAGCTTAGTTACAGTCTTTGAAGACCCCGTAACATTTGAGAATATTATTACTCTCAACGCGCCACCTAATCTAACTAACTTCTTTAACTCACCAGTTATTGTCAACGTTGACCCTGAGTTTGAAGCGAAGATGACTCCTCCTTCACTCAGAATTGTATCGCGCCCTGGTGATAGACAGGGTGTTCTTCCTGGTGATGATGACCAGTTGTTAGATACCACGGCTGCTGGCGATGTCATTATTGATAAAAACAGAGTTAGAGCTGCTATCTTTGATATGAATCCAAGAGGCACTCAAAGATATACATTTAGGTCTGCAGTTAATAATACTGCTCCAAACCAAGCAACTACAGGCACAAAAGCAAGATTCAACTCAAATCAAACTCTTTCATTTGGATCTTCTGTTCCTCTTTCTGGAGATGTTTTATTCAAAGGTGGACAGGTAGGATATAGTGGTTCATTGGGATGGATTTATGCAAACTCTTATGTTGCATATAAATTGGGTGCTCCAGCTGGACAAGAATCTTCAATTGATATTACTGGAGTTGAATTCTTCCCCAACTTAAATGTTATTAAATTAATTTTCCAAGTAGGAAAAATTAACTTTAGTGATAACAATCCTGGTGCATCATTAGGTATTACTACATCAACACAGATTAGAATAACTGGTGGACAAGATAGACTTGCTACTATTAATGGTGTGCATACCGTTTATGATAATGCTGCTGAAGGATATCCATATTTGGCAACTAATGGATTTGTTTATCTCTTAACAGATAGAGCATCGGAAGCTGTGTTAACTGGTAATGCCCCTTACATTTCTTCTACCAATCCAGCTATACAAGGAACTCTAGAAATTGCTAGAGGCGAAGCTCAGTGGAAGGAAGTTGGCGTTGTTGGATCTGAGGTAATTCGCACAGAAACAGAAACTTATGGTGATTATAAACTAGGTATTAATACTGTTGCTAGGGCAACTTCTGCCGATTACGTTGATGGATTTATCACCACAAATACAAATCCGAGAGCAAATCTAGATTTAGTTGGTAATGCATTCATAAGTGGCAGAAAGCAAACTACTCTATCTGATGGATCAGGAGGCACTCCAACAGCTACTAGACACGCATTTATTGTTGGTGGTGATAGTGCAAATCCAGATGCTACAGCAGAATTACGAGTTGCAACTAACACTCTTTCTGCTGCAAATCAACCTGTTGGTGCTACTGCAGATGCTGACAATGGTAGAGTTGGTATTAATGTAAATGATGCCGCTTTAGATAAAAACTTTGTTGTTTCTGGAGATGCTAGAATTACTGGAGACTTCACTTTCCAGAGTGATATTGATGTTAATGGTGGAGATATTCGCTCCACAGCACCTACTTTTGCGATTGCAAATCAGAATACAACTACTGCACTTATATTGAGTGGTTATGCACAAAATATTCAAATTGGAAATCTGGCAACTGCAACGCAAACTATTAATGTTGGCACGGCAGTAACTAGTGGACACACTTTGAATATTGGCACCAATGCTGTTGGCACAACTTCATTAAATATTCACACTAAAGCAACTAATGCTACAGTTAATATTGCCACTGTCCCAGATTTATTAACTAATAAAGCATCTATCACTATTGGTGGCGCTTATTCTAATGAGGCGGAAAGTTTTACTAGAATTAAAACTTATCAAACTATTATTGATGGACCACTTACTTTAAATGGTGGCGAAATTAATACTACTTCTTCCGTTGATGAGTTTACAATATTCCCTACTGGATTAAATACCTTAAAACTTGGATTGACTGCTGGCACGGTTGAATTGGGTGGTGTTGCAGGACAAACACAAATTAGACATGGATTGAGAGTTTTAGGATCTTCATTCTTTGAATCTGATATTACTCAAAATGGAGGACTTAAGAATTCTAGTATTGGTATTAGTAGAAACATTCTTGGTAATATCAGAGTTTCTTCACTATCTAGAACAAGTAATGTTGCCACAGTAATTACTGTAGATGTGCATAGTTTGACCACAGGTAATGAAGTAGAAGTTATTACAAGTATTCCATCATTTGACCATGTTGGAAAAACTACAGTAACAGTAATTGATGCATATACTTTTACATATCCTAATGTTGGTGCCGATGTTGGTACTACACCAGCCACAGGAACTATTATTACTGGAATCGGTTCTCCACAAACAGTAGGAGATTTGAATAATCTTAATATTGATTACTATGCATACGATGAAAATTTTGCAGAAGTGATTGATATTTCTACAGTAGTAAGTAATAAATTAATTTCATCTAATGTTTATTTGTTACCAAATGATGAAGTAGATTTCATTGATGTGGGTAATCTATCTGGTGTTTCTGTTGGCACTACTTATTATGTTGTCCAAAAAGATGCAGGTGGATTTACACTTAGCGATGAATTAAATGGAAGTGTAAAAACTATTACATTGACAGCAGGATCTACAGATGCTGGTACTGCAAGATGTAGACTTGCTCAAACTAAAATTAATACTGGGGGAAGTGTATCTTGGGGTGATTCTTCCTTTGAAAATACGGATGGAACTTATAACCTACCAATTAACAACCCAACTGGAGTCACAGTAAATCAATTACTTCTAATTGATAAAGAAATTCTCAAGACAGCTAATTATCCAACATCAACATATCCATATACAGTCCCAGTTTATAGAGCACAGGAAGGAACTGCTGCAACTGCACACCCAGATGGTGATAGAATTTATTTACTATCTAAACAGGAAAATGCTAGTTATGTTTTCCCAAATCCTATTACTGGAACTGACACAACTCTTGGTATTGCTGAATTCTCTGCAAATATCACAGAAGGTGATTTACTACGTGTTAATAAAGGAACGAGCACAGATGAATTTATAATAGTAACGCAAATTAATCAAGCAGATGCTCAATCATTTACCATTAATAACGGTGATTTCGGCACTGTTGCTGTAGAAAAAGATCCACTCAGAATGTTTAGAACTATTTCCACCACTGGAAATACTCAGATTATTGGCGACGTTGTAATTGGATATGACACTACTATTCCTGCCGATGACCCAGTAAACGATTTAGCTTTAGCGGATTCATACGGATATACCTCAAGCACATCTAAAGAAATTGATGTTGATGGTGTGCCAACTGTCATAACAAATGGTGGAAACTTAAAAGTACATAACTCTATTGAATTGTCTGGTAATACAGATACTAATCTTCCAGGAAAACAATATTTTGTTATCACTGATGGAAGCACTCCAAGATTCTATGTAGAGTCCGCATCTGGTGATACATCTTTGTTTAATGGTGCGGATCTTAGAATTTACAAGGATAATTTCTATTCTTCTGGTAAATTTAGCAAGGATAGAATCAATTCAGCACAAAATATTGCACTTGAAGTGTTGGGTGTAAGTGGCAATACAAAAATTGCTGGTAGTTTGAGAGCTGGTGATGATTTATCGGTTGGTACTTTAGCAGTATCTGCAGATACTGAAACAGTTGACAATGCATTTACGGCAAGATTTACTGTTGATGCTCAAACTGGAGATACTTATATTGGTAGATATCTTGATGTGAATGGATTAGCATCTGATGCACCTTCTGATGGTCAGAATGTAGTCCAAATCAATAATATGGGTGTAAGTGGTAATAAACCGTTTAGATTTAAGCAAGATGCTTCGATAGAAGCTTTCAGTCATGTTGGTTTTTGGAATAGAAATGGTGGAAGAAAGACTATATTCATTTCACAGCAAGGAAACACGGATGCAAATGCATATGTATTGCAATCTAACTTACAATATCTCTGCCGACCATCATCTACTCTTGTTTTAAGATTACCAGATAATGCAGTCACTGGAGATACTATTAGAATTGTAGATGTTGGAGGTGCCCTAAACTTTGCTTCTAATTTAGTAATTAGATCTCCATCTAATGTTGCTTTGCAGGGAAGTACTGCTGGATCTACTCTAGGTGGATTGAATGCTGCATATGGAAGCGGTGAATTGATTATTAATACCCCGAATGCTGCATTTGGATTAATTTATTGTGGAGATGTTGATAGTGATGGTAATGGAATTCCTGGTGAGCAACAAGGTTGGTGGTTAATGGAGATTTGATATGGCATATATAGACGCTGCTAACTATAATAAAGTGAGAACAATGAGAGGATTGCCTATAGGAGCAATTCTCCCTTGGTCTGGAGGTCCAGATACTATTCCCGTGGGATGGATAGAATGTAGTGGGACGGCTGTTCCTTATACAAGATATCCATTATTATATAACGTTATTGGAAATACTTATGGTGGAGTTCAAGGGTCTACCTTTAGAACACCTCCATTAAATAATTCCAATGTTGGTATTATGGATATATTTCAGGGACATTTTCAATATTTGCAAGATAAGGGTGATGCTCATAGACCAGAAAATGCTAATCTAGCAGATGATGAATATTGGGTAACAGTTGGTCAATCTGATAATGGTAATCAATCTAATAATGTTACAGTGAATCATAATACATCAGTAGATGTTTTTGGTGAGCAAATTAATAATCCACAGTTAGTTGCAAAGTATCAACCATTTGAATTATCCACTGGAACAGTAGATACTACTATAAACGTTTTAGAACGAAAAACTACGGATGTTCATTTGCCATCACATAGTCATAATTATGAAACAGATGGATCCCCATCTTACAATAGAAAAGCTAATAAAAAGGCTGTTAAAAATAGTGATAATTTTGGAGGAGACCCTTTTTGTTATGTGGATGGAGACAAAACCAATGTTTCTAGATCAGTAAATGATCCACCTTTAAATGGTACTCAAATGGCAAATGTGGGAGCATCAAATACGGTTGGCACTGGTTATAGACGTGGTGGTGGAAATCCAGTGAATGATGGTCCTAACGGAGATCCACAATATGCAGCAACAGGTTTTGATAATGGAGACGGTTATAGTAGTGGAGATATGTTCTCTCACATTGGCGGCACAAAATACTTTTTTACTAGTTTGAGTAACGATCAAAGAAATATTAGTGAATTGACAGGACATAGACATGGCACACTTGATTATAGTTTTGAAAGTAAGGTAAAAGTTATCAATCCAGGAATTGTTAATGATGTGCAAATAAATAATGTCACTATTGATAATACACCAGGGAATGATTTTTGTAGGATAAATATGATTAGCGCAACTCCTAATTTGGGTATGCTGTATATTATCAGGGCGTTTTAAATATGGCAGCTGAAGAGAAATATTATTCCTTCGAGAAAGGTAGATATGGTGGACCATGTGGAGCTATTTTTCCATTTTTTAGGGAGCTAAATGGCACATCTGCTTTGGGGGATGATTATAAAAATTATATTCCTGCGGGATACCTAAAATGTAGGGGTCAAATTCTTGCTGCTGATCAATATCCAAATTTAGCAAGAGTTCTTGGAGTCGGATCGAGTTGTATTTTCAGGAAAGAAGGAACTACATTATCCGAAAAAAACGATGATGGCACTGGTGGAACATTTCAGTTACCAGATTTGGGGTCAAAATATATTGTAGCAAATTCTAATGCTGGCACCTATTCAAATATTGATGTCATCAATCCATCAACAAATACGTTGACACAACGAGCTGGAGTTGAGATAACATTAGAGGCACAAACACCAACAGTTACATTCCCTTATCAAGGATCTTTTCAAGTTCCAGGTAGAGGTTTGACAGTTGTTGGTAATATACAAATATTAAGTCCTCCGACTGCTACTCCTGAGGACACTATTAGTATAGGTCAATTTTTAGCTCATGGGCATAATTCTGATTTGAAAATTGCAAGAAGAATTAATTTTAGAAATGATAGTACAAATGGCGCTAGTTTTAAAGCAAACTATATATGTAAAAATACATCCAAACCTTGCCAAGCAGATGCTGAATTCGGATTGGCGCATAAAGTTGTTTCAGTTGAAGAAACTGGTAGTGCTACTGCAACTAAACATAAGCACTATGGAGCATCTCCTAAAAAACAAAATGAAACCAAGACAGCTTCTGTTGCAGCTACTCTCTTAGATTCTGGTTCAATTAATACAACTGTAACGGTTAATGTTGCAAATACTTATAAAGCAGATGATATTGCACCAAAATTTATATTATGCGAATTCTTAATTAAATTTTAAAAGAAAATGGCAATTAATATATACAGTTTATCACCATTAAATCCTACTGCCCCAGAAGGAAGTACGGTTACTTTTTCTGTAACTGCTGATGATTCTAATGGAGAAACCTTAACATATGAATGGCAATTTTCAAATAATGGTGGTGTAAGTTATACTTCTGCTGGTTTAATTGGTAATACATCAGATACATATACAACTAGTCAATTAACTCCTGTACAGAATGGACTATATTGGAGAGTTGTAATTACTAATCAAAGTGGAGATATTGTCAATAGTGATGAAGTACCTGAAATTGGGGATAGGATTCTTGCGGTTACAACTGCACCATCTATTGTCACTCTTATTGAATATGATACTAGTTTTACCACAGCTACGGCAGTTAATTTAGATTTAACCGTAGAGGCTTCACTATTAAATGCTGATATTACAACGCCCGCTTCTATGAATGGAATGTCATTTCAATGGCAAAGAAGCACAGATGATGGTTCTACGTGGTCTAATATTAATGATGGTGATGTTGATGGCACCACATCGTATACAATTGTTCAATCAACAGAGTTACTTGTTGCGAATCCTGTATCTTATGGTGTAATCGGAACTTTGACGATAGTTGGCACATCTTTTGGTATAAACAATTATCAATATAGATTGCGTATCACTGATTCTTCTGCAGCAAACAGTCCTGTAAATGTTCCAGCAGCAACGGTAATTATTAATCCTGTTATTACCATATACAGTCATCCTGGGGAAGGCGCAGGAGATACTCAATCTACAAATTGTTATAAAACATCGATTGCGAATTCTGGCAAAGCAACTTTTACGATTGGTGCTTTGACTACAGCTGGATCTGGATTGGGATATTCATGGGAGTTTAGTTTTCTGAATGAGGATGGAACAACATATAGCGAATTTCAGAATATTCAATTTGGAATAAACGAATTTTATTTTTCATTAGTTACTGGAACGTCTTTAAATAGTAGCACTCTTCAACTGACTAAAATGATGTATTTTGAGGAGTTTCGTATTAGATGCGTTGTAACAGGATCTAGCACTGAACCAGCAGTAACATCAAATAGTCACAGCATTTTAATGACAGATGTTATAACATATCCAGAGGATATGAGTGATGTAGATGCTAATGAAGATTATTATGGTGATATTGAAAATAGAAGTTTTTATAAAAATTTTGCTATCGAAAACGCAACTTTTTCTACGACACTGGATTGTTCTAGAAATACTGGATTGAATGGCAATGTTACTATGATAATGCAACGTCAGAATCCAGGTGAAACAACTTGGAACGACATTGGAATTCAGTTAACAAAAACTCAATCAACTAACACTTGGACTTCTACTCCCAATTTGAATGATTTGGCAATTGATTTAGAATTAGATTATACGACTCCACCATTGAGAATTGATGTTGATAATGGAGCAAAATATAGAGTTAAAGTTACTTCAACTGCTGTTTACACTTTAGATGGCAGTGGTAATAAAATTTTAACTGAAATATATTCGCAGAATGAAACTCTATTAAACGTTTTTCGACAAATTTTTATAACAGGACAACCAACCAGCGCAACAGTATTCAATACTTTCCCAGCTTCTTTTGCTGTTACTGCCACTCCATCTAGCTCATCATTACTAACATATCAATGGCAATACAATACTGCAAATGTTTCTACAGGATGGACTAATATAACATCTGGAAATGCTGGATATAGTGGATATAACACTAATTTATTGACAATTTCATCTTTTGTTTCAGGAACAACACCTAATTTCTATAGAGTAGTTATTAATACTGCTGGTGCATTAGCATCGGTCACCTCTGGTGTTGCACAGGTTTTTACACAATCTGACCTTTTTAGTTTTATTGATAATATAAATGATTATTTTGTTTTAGAATTTACTAATGTAGAGTGGAATGTTAATGCCCAATCATTAAGTTTAGGAGCTATAACATATCAATGGCAGAAGAGCACAGATTATGTTTCTACTAATCCAAGTGCTGCAACATGGTCTGATATTGCTGGTGCTACATCTAATACATTGGAATTATTGAGTATTACGTCATCTGATGATGGGTATTATCGTTGCAAATTAACTAGTCAGGGTGGAGTTGTTGCCTATACAAACGTTGCAGTTCTTGACATTACTATAGTTGCAATTACTATTACAAAAAATAATCCCACTGCATATACAGTTTTAGAATCTGCTACACAAGCACTAACTTTTGAAGTTAATGCAATTGCCACTGTCGGCACAGCGCCGACATATCAATGGCAATATAGCGAAGATAATGGCACCACATGGAATAACTTTGGAACTGGATATCAAGGTCAATCTTCGGCACAGAAAACATTTATTCCTAATGCTTTTTCTAGAAGCCAAGATGGAATACAAGTCAGATGTAAAATAGATGCAGCATCTGTGCCAAATACTTCATATTCTAATGTTGCAACTATCACAGTAAATCGAAGATTTACTTATTTTGCAGATTCTTCAATTAAAAATGTTGCAGTTGGTAATATTTTTGAGTTGGATTTAAATCCATCTATTACTGGGGGAACAGTTTCTTATCAATGGGAATCTAATAATGGTGGTGGATGGGTAAGTATAGCTGGACAAACAGCATCTGTTTTAAGTATTAATAATGTGCAGGCTGCATCAGATGGAATTAAATATAGATGTCAGGTTACTTTACCAGATTGTAATCAACATAGATACAGTAGAAATAATATAGATAATATTGTTGCTGCTACAGATACTACACCTACTGTAGATGTAGAATTAAACATTGCTGAAACTGATTTAACGGGCCGTGGTGGAGCGAGAAGTTACAGTAATGAAGCATCTAAAAATGGAGCTGCAATAGGAACTATAATTTGTGTAGGGAAACCGCCAAATTATGTTAATAACCAAGCAGCAGTAGTTGACGATATTACTCAATGGTCAGTTTCTGTCAGTGGACATGAGACTAATGTTAATAATTCATCTTCAACTGTCAATAATGGTGCAGTATTTGATGCTAACAAACCTTCGTGGGTTGTTAATGCAGATTATAAATCGCCAAAATGGACGTTATCTAATGATAGATTTAAGGGATACATAGAGTTGAGAGGACAGTGGTTGAAAAAATCTGAATTTCCTGCTCTATATCGTGTTATTGGGGATGCATATGGCGTGACTCAAAATGAGTTTAGATTGCCAAATCCTTATGGAAAAAAATTAATGGGAACTGGGAATGTTAATAATAACTCTGGTTCAGTTTCAATTGTTCCATTATATGATGCTAATGGTCTTGCTGGTGGGGATAAAAATGTGCCAGGGTCTATAGGTGGTAGATACAATTATACAGAGTCTCAACAATTACCTCCTGGAAGTCCTGGAATAAATGCTCTTCCTGATGGCACTGCTGGAAATCCAGACCCAGCTACTTTTAGTCTAGGAAATTATTCTACTAGTGGATTTGAAAACGTTGAAGGAGTTGCAGATACTACGTTTAGCGGAAGTTATACTTATAGGGTGGGACCATTGTTGCCTTGGGTTTTTAATGGTGTCCCAGAACACGCTCACATTGCTGTTTCTGCTGGTTATGAAGAAGGATTTCCTGCTAGAAGTAATAGCTGTAGTGCTGGGAAAAATGGTAATCTTGGTCCAATTAACCCAAGTTTTTATGCTGTTGAAGCAGAAGGAGGCACTATATTTGATGGACCTGAAGGAATTAATGATGCTGATAGAGGAAGAGAACACGTACATGCTGTTTCTTTAACTAATATTGAACCTACGAATAATGCTGCCGATACACATAGTACTGGAATAGGTCCTGCTAATGGTGGAACCACTCAACTAGATCAGACTATTGATTTACAATTCAATCCAGATAGCAATAATCCCAGTTTTAATTTATTTTTAGAACCAGCAGAAATTAAAATGACAACTGCATCTAAACCACTTTTTGATGCTTCTCTTAAATTTACTCTGAGAAATAATGATGGACTGCCATTACTTTCGCCATACTTCAGATTGAAGTATATGATTAAAGCATACTAAATATTACGGAAGATACAAAAAAATTATGTCTACAAAATTATTGCAGGTAATTTTACAACCAAATTATGATGGTAGTATAATGCCGAAGCAAAAGATTGTTTATAATAACAGCAGTCTGATTTTGACAGATGCTGAAAGAGCATCATTGGAGTCTGAGTTGCCAGATTTTTGGCATACTAGTAAGGATGTTTTGGTTAAATTTGAAAAATATGATAATTCATATTTTTGTGAAAGGTATAAAGATTATTTTGATTACTCTACTAGAGAAACAAATAAAAAAATGTATAAATTTGATGTTGCATCTGAAGAACAGGTGCAACAATTATATGTTTTCTTTTTGAATCAATACACAAAGATTAAAATTGCTAGAGTAGAAAACTTATATCAAAGTATAGAAAATAATATTGGCGATCTTTCTTATGTGAAATATTCTCTACTTGAATCTAGGGATAAACTTTTAAAGGAATCTGATTATACTCAGATGCCAGATTATCCAATCGATGATTTAACAAAAGAAATATGGAAAAAATACAGACAAGATTTGAGAGATTTGACATCTCAACAGGCTTGGATAGATGGAGACTTGATTAATGTGGTTATGCCAGTGAGTCCAGAGCCAAATTCTCAGTTAGATACGTTAAGAGAAGAATTGGGAGGGATTCAAGCGATGCCCCAAGATTTGTTTGATGGGGAATTGCAGTCTGTTTTATCTGGAGATATTTCTACAGTTGTTAGAAAAATTTCCGAAGTTACGGTAAAATTTGAATTACTTAAATCTCTAGGAAAATTGAAGATACCTATGTTTGATTTGGACTATACAGCACTTCAAAATTCTCAGGATTATTTCGATGAATCTGTATATAATATTAGACAAGAAGTAGAAGAAGAGTCTTTGCTTCCAGCTGATTGGTGGGAGGCAGCAACAGCAAATCTTGATAATTTGATTGCAAATATTAATGATAAATTGTCGGTTTATAATATTAATTTTACAATTAATGATGTTTTACAATCTTTAATGAGAAAGAATATGGAAATTCAGCAAACAGAGAATTTATTAAATTCTCTTGAACAAGAGGAGAGTAACTGATGGAATACGGTGTAGATATATTTTTTGAATCCGATATTTTACCAAAACTTGCTAAATATAGCGGAAAAGTAGCGTCTCATTTTAAAGCAGTTGGTGTAATTGATAATCCAGAAAAAGAAGATGAGGTTTGGGATTTTTACTATGGAAAAATTCCCCAAATGTTATTGACCCTTCTGATGCAGGAAAAAGAAGCTTATGTTATGTTTAAAACTAATGATGAAGCAATAAATGCTTATGATGAGTGGTTTCCACAGAAAAAATTGTTATTAGATGATGAGCAACATTTCTTTGTGAGAGCGGAATTTGTTTCAGCGGATGGTACGATACATATTG